TCATGGTCGCCCCCATTATCATTACATTTTGTTTAATATTGATTTTGATGACAAAGTTTTTCGGTTCCGTACAGACGGTTATAATACTTATACTTCTTCTCGTTTTGCCAAAGTATGGAAATACGGTATGCATCTTATTGGTGAGTTTAGCTTTGATTCTGCTGCCTATGTCGCTCGCTATATAGTTAAAAAACAGACAGGTAAAGACGCTCCTTCTCACTATAAAGGTCGCATTCCTGAATTCATGGTTGCTTCTAATCGTCCTGGCATAGGTGCAAAATGGCTCGAAGATCATGGCGAAGAATGCTATGCCAATGATTATGTTGTTATTAACGGTAAGAAGATGCGTCCTCCTCGTTATTATGATAAGAAATTTGATGAAACGCATCCTCACTGGATGGAGTTTATTCGTAATAACCGTATTGAGAAGATGCTTCATAACCTGGAGAACAATACTTTTGAGCGTTTGGTTGACCGTTGCCGCGTTCAGGAAGGTAAATATAAACATTTTCTTGGCAGAAAACTTGACAAGGTATTGTGACTGTGTTATCATTAAGTCAGAAAAGAGGTGGTGTTTATTAGTGAATTTGAAGCTGTTAAAAATTTTCTTCGTGAGCGTGATATTTCTTTCAACTTTCTCTTTCGTGGTAGTAAATATGCCGCTTACCGTCTAAAGCCTGATGGTTTTAGGGTTATTCGTCTTGATAAGGATTATTTTGTTGTATCATCTACGATTTATCTTATGATTCGTAGGTATCTAATTGCGTTTAGAAAAGGAGATGGTTCCGCTGAGACTTTATTCCATTTATGATTCTAAGGCTGAACAGTTCAGTCCTCCACAGGTTTACCACAATGATATGCTTGCTCTGCGAGCTTTTGAAGGTATAGTTAACGATGATAAAATGCTTATTAAAAAGTATCCTGAAGATTTTACTTTGTATTATATTGGCAATCTCGGTGACGGCGACGGTCGCTATTACATTGAGAATTGTGACGAGTCCCACATTCCTGTCTTGGTTGGTCGCGCCATAGAATATGTGCAGACTGTTGACAATGACTCTACTAAATGATAATCTAATAAAGAGCGTATCAGAAAAAGGACGGTCTCGAAAGAGATCGCCCTTTTTTTGTACGCCACGCCCGCCGCGTCTAGGCGCCTGCGAAAGGAGGTGAAACTATGAAATTTAAGACAGCTTATGATCCTGTAGAAGAACATGACCATTGCGGCATTGAATTTACCATGCCCTCTCTTACCGTTCAGGACGAGAAAGATGAAACTGATATCAATTACATCGTAAATAAGTATGCAGACGGTCAGAAAGGTATTATGACTCTTGACCTCGGCGATAGTTCGCAATACGCTTACTTGCAGTTCGGAGATGCAACGCTTCCCGGCGACTACAGCACTGCTCTCGAGCTTGTGTCCGGAGTTCGTGAAGAATTCTACAGCCTGCCCGCTTACGTTCGAGCTAAATTCGGTCATGATCCTATGAATTTCATTAACCAGTTAAATGATCCTGCAACGCTCGAATATCTTCAAGAACAAGGTCTGTATGGTAGCAATTATACCTCTGATAAACCACAACAGTCCGTAAGTAATAAACAAACACAAGAAAAAAGTAACACTTTAGAACAAAATAATGAAGAAACACTAAAATAGGCGTCACCGAAGCCAGTTACTTACTTGATGTAACTGGCGTAGGTGACGCAAAAATAATCTAAAACCTAATAATAATTTGCTTTAGGTCAATTATTAGGTTTACACTTCGAAGAAGGTGAAATTTTGGCTCGAAAAAAAATAAGAGTTCGAGGACATCGCTTCAGCGATGCTCCTGCAATGTACATGAAAAGGACTAAATTTGACCGTTCTCATGTTTATAAGACAACTTTTGATTCAGGCAAGCTTATACCTGTATTTGTTGATGAGGTTTTGCCTGGCGATACTACTCGTATGTCTGTTAATTATTTCGCTCGTTTGGCTACTCCTATTAAGCCTATCATGGATAATATTTATCTGGACTGGTTTTTCTTTTTTGTACCAAACCGCCTCGTTTGGGAGCACTGGCAGAATTTCTGTTTTGAACAGGAAGACCCTGATGATAGCACTGATTATGTTATCCCTACTGTTATCGCTTGTGAAAACTCTGAAAATGCCTATTTAGGCTCTCTTTGGGACTATTTCGGCTTGCCTGTGAATACGTCTGGTTGTTTATCTGGTATTAGCACTCTTCCATTTCGTGGTGTTTACCTTATTTACAACGAATGGTTTAGAGACGAAAACCTCCAGAAATCCGTTAAGATTCAGAAAGGTGACACTAATGAGGTTTTAGATTCTGCTCGATTAGCCGACCAGCCTTCTTGGGTTTTCGAGTCAGGTACCAAGTATGTTCGTGGCTTTGCCTGTCCGCCTCGTGGTAAACGTCATGATTACTTTACTTCTGCTCTTCCATGGACGCAGAAGGGACCCGGTGTATCTATAGGCCTTGCCGGTACCGCTACATTAGTCGACCCTTCGCCTGTTTCAGGCTATTTCGTGCAGCAATCGAATAGCAGCTTAGGTGCTGCTCAGCTTTCTGCAGATGGCGGTGTTCATGATGTTTATACTGGAAGTGGTACTTTAAATTATCAAGGTGGTTATAGCGTTTCTATAGCTGGTCACTCTGTCAACGGTTCTGGTACAGCTACTGTCACTGCCCAACCCGGTTCTTCATGGCTTTCTAAGTCTGCTTATGCTGATCTGGATTCTTCTAGCATTTTCACGATCAACAGTCTTCGCACTGCCTTTCAGATGCAAAAGTTCTACGAACGTCTTGCTCGCGGTGGTAGTCGGTATACTGAAGTGCTTCGCTCTTTCTTCGGCGTGGTTTCTCCGGACGCTCGTCTTCAGCGCCCTGAGTTCCTCGGTAGTTTCACGAAGATGGTTAACGTCAATCCAATAGCTCAGACTTCTGCCACCGATGACACCTCCCCTCAAGGTAATCTCTCTGCTTATGGCGTTACTGCTGCCAAGTTCCATGGTTTCACTAAATCTTTCGTTGAGCATGGCTATATTTTTGGTTTTGTATGTGCTCGTGCCGATCTTACTTACCAGCAAGGTATTAACAAGATGTGGCTTCGTTCTACTGTTTATGATTTTTATTGGCCTACATTCGCGCATCTTGGCGAACAGGCTATTGAGCTTCGTGAGATCTATGCTCAAGGTTCTAAAGCTGATAAAACTGTTTTTGGCTATCAGGAACGTTATGCCGAATATCGCTATAAACCTTCGCAGATTACAGGCAAGTTTCGTAGTTCTGTAACTGGTGGTAACCTTGACGTTTGGCATCTTTCACAGTTCTTTAAAAATGCCCCGACTCTCAACGAGGAGTTTATTGTTGAAAATCCGCCTATTGAGCGCATTATCGCTGTTCCCAGTGAGCCTGAGTTCTTGCTTGACGTAGGCTTCCGTTACACTACTGTGCGTCCTATGCCTATGTTTGGTACGCCCGGCCTTGTTGATCACTTCTAGAAGGAGTTGGTTTTATGTCATGGCTTTCTGATACTTTAGGCAGTGTTGCTGGTTCTGTTTTAGGATCTGCAGTTCAGAATCATTACAATTCTGCTAATGCCGCACAGGCTAACAAGTGGAACGTTGAAAACTATAAACATCGTTATCAATGGGCTGTAGAAGATATGCGTAAAGCTGGTCTTAATCCTATTCTTGCTGCAACTAATGGTATAGGCGGTTCTATATCTGGAGCTTCAGCTGCTTCTGTAGGTATGAGTGATATTGGTTCTACCATGAACTCTGCTAGAGCCGCTAGTGCCGCTGAAAGGCAGGCTAAGAATGCCGAGAATCTTTCAGTATCTCAAATTGATAAAAACGCCGCAGAAGCCGATTCTATGCGCCAGAGAACCCATGGTATAGTTCTTGAGAATGGTATTCTTGCAAATGATTTGAATCTTCGTGAGCAGACTTATGAAAAACGTCTTGGTTATGAGCTTGAAAAGATGAATTTGGAGCTTGAAAACCTTCGTCTTCAGAGTTCTTACCTTAACTCTGGTGTTTTAAACAACATTGCTTCTGCTAATCGTTCTAATTCTGCTGCCGCTTTTGATAATATTCAAACTGAAATGGCAGGTATGGAACGTGATTTCTATAAGAATCTTGAAAGTCTTACAGGTGCTCCTAGATCTGTCGCTAGTGGTGTTGGTTCTGCTGTCAAAAATGTTATAGGCTTCCTCGGAGGTCGCTATCTTGGAAGGAGATAATATTTATGTCTAATAAAACTACTATGATTCTGACTTTTATTGTCACCGTTGTTGTCCCTTTTATTCAAGAAGTTGTAGATCTAATTGAAGCTCTGAAAGGTAAAGCTTCTTCGAATACTGTTACTGCTAAAAAGGTTGCCTCGGATTTTCAAACCGATGTTGCGCAACTTGTTGAGCCAGTTGCTAATAAGAATGATTCTAAAAAAACTAGCCGTTTTTTCGGTTCTTGGAGGGATGCTAAATGAGACGGCGTCGCTTGTCTAAACGAGGTTCTCGCCGTCTTTTTCGGCGTACCTCCAGATCTCGTCGCAGAAATTTTAAAAGAGTAGGACGAGGTGGATTTAGGATTTGACATTCTGACTTAATCCTGATACAATCGGTACAGGTGATTAATATGGTTTGTTACAATCCTATTCTTATGTATCCAGTTGAAGGAGCGATTACGAAGAATGGAAAACAACATTATAGTTTTTACGGTAGCCTTGCCTCTCACCCTGAGCTTGCTGGCGATAGCCGTTTCATTCGTTGTTCTTGTAAACAATGCATCGGTTGTCGCCTCGAAAATAGTAGACAGTGGGCTGTCCGTGCTGTTCACGAAGCCCGTTCTTCGTCTTCTGCTTATTTCGTTACTTGCACTTTCGACGATTATCATTTGCCACGTGACAAAAGCTTAAGTAAGAAATTTCATCAGACTTTCATGAAAAATCTTCGTCGAGAGTATGGCAGTGGCATTCGCTTTCTCGGCTGTGGTGAATATGGTGAACTTCATGGTCGCCCCCATTATCATTACATTTTGTTTAATATTGATTTTGATGACAAA